CCCTCGTGACCCACAATATCATGACAATCATGAAAAGCGCGAAGCGCAAGTTCTTGAATGTCAACATTGTGGTAATCCCGAGGTAGACTCTGAAGGTTATTGTGACGAATGCGGATCTGGCGTGGACGATATCAAATGAATCGCCGTTACCTAGAAGGTTTAAGAGAACAAAAGTTTCATGGTGGATGAGAACCAACTCACATGGACTTGTCGTCCCTGTACCAGCTGCGTATCCTTTTATAAGGAGTTAGCAGATGAACGAAAGTTCACTGGAACAGGGGTTGCAAAGCCGCTTGTGGGTTATTGACATACCACTTCAATATCGAGCTGAGTTCTCTCAGCTTGTCATGAAGTGGGTCCGATGTTCGGGTGTAGAGTGGACAATTAAGAGATTGAAATCTCTTAAAGTTGACCTCTACAGACGTCGAGCTGGGTTACCATCGCTTACTTGGGTTCGTAAGAACCGCAATGGTGATTTGGCTGGTTGCCTTGGCGGACTTTTCCGCTGGGCTGACAAGTCAGATAAGAACTTCCGTAAGGTTGTTCAAACCCTGATGTGTTATACTGTGTTTAAACACAGTAAACCAACCGAGAGCCAAGTAAAGAAATTTACTGAAGCTCTCAGCGCGACGCCTCCTGTTTTACAGGACCTTAATACAATCTCAAATTGTATTAAGCGAGCATTCGGCGGCCAGACGGTTAGACGCAGTAGCGAAGTTTCCATCGCTCTGTATCGTGGTTCCCCTTCTAAACGCAAACCTTCAAGGGGTTTACGCTCAGTACCTCAAGACAGTGATGTCTTGGGGGACGTTGATGTCTTTATGACGTCTTCGTGGGGAATCTCCATTATCGATAAGTATAAGGTTCTTTTCGACCCTGTACTTAAAGGTGTGGAGTCACATCCTATCCGGGCACCCTTTGGTGCCCCCCGATTTGATGTGTCACAGTGTCTAGGAGGAAAGATTGCTTTCATTCAGGAGCCAGGTGGTAAGCTACGGAGCGTAGCCTCACCCTTTGTCCTGTACCAACTTGCTTTACAGCATTTTGGGAAAGCAACTTACGATTTTATTAATCGTAAGCTCCCATGGGATTGCACCCATGACCAGTCTAAACCTATATCAGTTCTCAAGGCCAGACTCAAGGATGGTTTACAAGTCCATTCTGTGGACCTGTCGTCTGCTACTGATTATTTTCCTTTGGAATTTCAATCAGTTTGCATGCGTGCCATCTTTGGCGACATTCCTGATATTTCCTTGTTTGAGGATGTATCAAGATCCATTTGGATATCACCTATTGGTGCTGTCCGATGGAACCGTGGTCAACCACTAGGATTATATCCTAGTTTTGCTGTTTTTACAGCTTGTCACGGTCTGTTGCTGTGGTATCTTAATGATTGCCAATGGAACAAAGATTTCTTTGTTCTTGGTGATGATGTTGTTATCCTTTCGGATAGCTTACATCAAAAGTACATTAAGACACTACAAGCCTGGGGTTGTCCTCACTCACCTGATAAGAGCATCAGCTCGAATCAGATTTGTGAATTTGCCGGGAAAGTAATTACCCGTCAATCAGTTACGTCACAATTCAAGTGGCGTGAGATAAGCAATAACAATTTCGTTGATATTGCTCGTCAACTGGGACAACGATCGAGAATCCTACTTTCCAAGAGACAGAGGGTGGTGTTTGATATTATTAAACACTGCTCTTCTCCCCTTGGACTTGGTTACTCATATCAGGGTAGTTCCCTTAGTGAGTTAGAGTCTATGACTCAACAAGTCTTCGGGTCTGGGAAAGAAAAGATCCTTGATTCCTTGGTGGACCAAGCGGGAATCATACATAGAAACATTTATGGATCTAAGTCTGATTCCACACGACGACTTCTTTCTGAGACTAAGGTATCACTACCCTCTGTCTTAGAAATGGTCGCTACCTTCGACAAGAAGGTACGTTTGGTTCTCTCAGAGTTATTACCTTGGTTCAACGATAATGTTGATCCTCGGTTTTTCTCTGGGGTACCCGGTGGTCTCGGTAATACCGATTTGCCACCTGCTAATCTACAACCAAGTAGATTAACAACACTGGATAGGTATTGGCAGGTTTTGAATTTACCTGGTC